CCCGCTGAACTAGTTGGGGTAATGAATAATCTCCCGCCAGAGGAACGAGCTAAGGCTATTGGAAACTTATTTAATATAATGGCAGGAAAGTAACAGATGGTAAAATTGTTTGACGATGAACAGGATCAGCAGCTAGCCCCTCAACCAATCAACCTGTCTCAAGACCTTCAATCAACTGTTGAAGCTAGAACCATCAGTGAAGACACGGAGGATGTGGGCGACATAGCTGCAGGGCTTCTACGCGCTTATCAGGGACAGTCTGCAGAAACTGGCGGTCCTCCACAAATAACGGATGTTGATCAGCTAACCCGTAGAGCTACAGACATTGAACGTGCCATTGAAAGGCTTCCGGGTGAGGAGACTACTCTAGGATTAGCCCGTACTGGTTTTTCAATTGGTAAGTTCTTTGTAGATAACATTGTAGGTGTGGCTAACACTTTACGGGTAGGTATAGATAGAGTAGTTGATGTTAATAGAGAGAAAGATTTTCTTGGCGAATCTCTTATCACTAAAAGGCAGACTCTGTACGACTCAAAAAAGTATGAGGACTATTACGACAGGCTTCGTGAAAAAGAAGGCAGAAGCATGGCTGGTGCTGCGCTTGCTACAACTTACAAAGTGTTTGAAGACTCTCCTGAGTTAAAAAACGAAGGTGAGTTTGTAAAAGGCGTTGTTGATCGTCTTGCTGGTCAGGTTGGCACTATTAGTGAGCGAGAGGCAAACGAGATTACAGGCTACTGGCGTCCAGAGGCCAGCGTTACAGAGCAGGTGGTTCGCGCTATTCCTGAAGTTGCAGGTGTCACTGCAGCGGGAGTAAAGTTTTTTACAAGGGGTAGTAAAAAGCTAATCAAAGAGTTTGAGGATAAGCTAGGAAAGTCTGTGCTAAAAGCATCTGAAGACGAGATCAGAGAGGTTACTCTCAAGATGATGGATGATGCTGTATTCCCCATAGCCAACGCGCTGAAGCTAGGCGGTATACGCAAAACACTGTATGGTAGGCGTGTAGCAGCTAACGTGCGTGTTAAACAAATGCCTACTCGTTTTGTCGAAGCCAATAGAAAAATTGAAGCTGCAAGAAACAAAGTCCGCACCGCCAGAACCAAAGGCGACAAAGACCTGCTAGCCAGAGAAGAGGCTGCGTTACGATTAGCCCGATCTGAGCGTGTAAATACTATACCTAAAGAGCTTATTGAGATACCGATTACGGAGATTGGTGCAGCAACTGGTGCTATCATTGCCGGTAATGTTTTTGGTGAAGAGTATGGAGCATTGTTTGGCGCACTCGGTGGCGGCATCTTTTCTGTGGTCGGCTTCAGCAAACTGTATGACGTAGCCTCTGGCACGGCTAGAGGTGCAGGATCACTCATAGCTGGGCTTGGTGGCAGTATCGGTGCCTTGAGTGATGATCAGGTTCGTGAGCTTGCTCAGAAAGGATTTATCACAGGACTGAGCGACCTGCCCAAGAAAGATCAGCAAGCCCTCAAAGACTTTGGTTTCTTTATTCGCTCTCTGCCAGTAGAGGCTAGAGAGAATGTTTACAGGCAGCTAAAGTTCTTTGGAGAAGTCAGGAATGATTTGGTAGATGCGGGTGTAGACCCTGAAGTTCTTGAGACTACGATGGGTAAAGCTACAGGTCTAATACCTCTGATGATGATGAAGAACACCATCTCTACGTACAAGCTTGACCTGTCAAAAGGCATAGGCAAGATTGATAAAGAGCTAGAGGTTCTTCTTAAAAATGAAGACCAGATTAATCAGCAGCTAAGTGAGTTCCGTGGTTTGCTAGATAACCTAGCAGGAGCAGCACGTCAGGCTGGTGTGCAGAATGATAAGTTCAATGCGTTTGTAGCTGTGATGCGTAATGCGGCTGCAGAACAGACTGACGCAATTAGCCGTAGCAAGAATGAAGTAGACGGCTTTGTTCAAGAGTTACTGGACAGAGTATCTAATCCGGCTATCACTCAGAATGTTGAAGATAAAGATGCTCTGGACGGGATTATAAAGCAGATTATGGAATCAGAGTATCTAGATAAAGATGTATACGGCACTGATCCCGGCCTTGCTGGTTTGAGACAGCCTGAGACGGGGGGTGTTGCAACACTTCAAGAGGCAGGGACAGAAGTTTTAAGACAAACTGAAAGAACTGTAGAAGAGGTAGAAACTGATCTTGTAAAGTTCTTAAATAGTTTTCTTGAACCGGAACAGTATCAGATCAACGCTGAAGCTGCAGGCGATTCCTTAGCTGCTTACGCTAGGCATAGGAGAGCGGACATACTCGCAAAGTCTAGCAAACGCTTTTCAGATTTAGACAATGCAGGTGTAGAGGTTGACATTACAAATTGGCTGCGTGATCTCTACGGCGATGACGCCTACACTAACGTAATTCCTTACACTGGTTCATCAAAGCTTCTGCAGAGGCTTGGTAACAGGCGGCTATCAAACGCTGGCACTCTTGAAGGTTTCTCAAATGTAGAGGGTAAAGTTACTGCACAAAAAGCTCTTGAAGAGAATACAAGGCTAAAAGACGTTATACAAGATGCTATGGATGAAACAGAGTTTGCTTATGATGCGGAGAGAGGGATAACCTATTATGACGTAAGAGCTTTCTTTCAAAGTGAATACGCCAATGTGGGAGAAAGGCTGTCTGACTTCGATGTGTTTATGATTATGAGAGAGATCGCTGATGTAGAAGACCTGCCGGAACTCTCTATCAAAGTAGGCATGACTGATATTCAAAAACTATCTTCTGGCTTCTCAAAAGCTTCTAGAAACCTGTATGGAAAAGAGAGAGCAAACGCTTCTCGTATGGCTGAATTAGCTGAAAGCATCGTAGAGACGGTGGATGAGAGCGGCTACCCAGAATTATCGGGTAGGCTAAGAGAGGCAAAAGAGTACTGGCTAAACAATGTGGTCAGACGCTACAGAGATCGCTCTGGCAACGCTCTTGGATTTAAGGTTGACAACCCTGCAACTTCAGAGGCTCCTGTTAAATGGCTTGACATGAAAAAGATCATGAATGGAGATACTCAGTTTGGTGCAGACATAGTTGATCAGATAAAGAAAACTTTTGGCGGCTATTACTCTGACACAGGTGAGTATATTCTCTCGACTAAAGGTAAGAAGATTGTAAAAAATATAATGAATGATCTTCTTGCTCGACACATAAACGATCTTAAAACTGTGCGTGGCGCTAGAGAGGCCGTTGCAGATGTGGCAGGTGAGGCTCCTCTTAGCGATCTTTCTAAAATATCACAAGGCCGAGCATTGCAAAAAGCTCAAGGCATAACTGGTTCAAAGCTGTCTAGCCCTGCTCTAGATGCTCTTGAGAGAGAAGGGCTAATAGATAAGGACCGTGTTGTACAGTACAACCTCGCCGTTGATAACTTCTTTGGCGGGACTGATCTACTCAAAAAAGCACAAAAAGATGTAGAGGCTTCAGCTAAACGTGCAGCCACTTCGGTCAGGAATGACTTTAATCTGCGTGAGAACTTCTTGAAAGAGGTTTTGAGAAACACTCCTACGCAAGAGGGTGCGCGGGACGTGCGAAACTACGATAGGTTCTTGCAGTTCTTTATCACTGACCCGCAGGGCCAGCAAAGGTTCGATGCCCTGTTGCCTCAGATAGCTAAGAGTATGAACAAGACTGAGGCAGAGGCTAGAAAGCTATTCTCTGATCTTACGGTTGAGTCATTAGCAAGGGCTACGTATGGAGACATGAGAGAGATTAGGGCGGGACAGTACGCCCGTGACTTTGATCACCAAGCTTTCCTAAACTTTGTAAAAGACCCCAGCGTGTCAAACAACATAAAAAATATTGTTGGTGCTGATACTTTCAAAAGTATTGATCGTATGGCTGATGCCATGTCTATCTTTAATCGTGATATTACAGCAAAGCTTAGAGAATCTGGCATACAGATACAGACTCCACGGGGCCTGTCTGTAGAGTCCCTATTGTCTCGCGCGTACAGCATATCTCGCGGAGTGATTAGTCCTAAGTATGTGGCTACAGAGGTTGCTCTACTTAGTCTGCGGAAAAAGAAGGCACAAGCCTTGTCTCGCATTCTTAGCGACCCAAAGATGGTAGATGCTGTAATTGATATCATTGAGACTGAAGGGGGAGAGGCTAGAAAGTATAGCAAAGACGTATTTACGGTGGTGCTGAACGCGATTGGATACCACGAAAATATGCAAAAAGAAGAAAAGACACGCGAACAAATTAGACAACTAGAGCTTGATCGATTTAGGAGATAAACATGGAACTAGTTATTACTATCATCGTGCTGGCCCTTGCGGTGTTTGGAGGCTTCTCCATTCTCGCAGCCATCACGCCCAACGAATCTGACAATAAAAAAGTACAGGTCATCCTTAGCACAATCAATGGTCTGGGTATGAACATTCTGAAAGCTAAAAATCAGATTCTTAAATGATCATAAAAATACAGCCAGTGGTTTTGAGAGTGTACTACTGGATGCCAGACTACAACAATATACTGCAAGAGTTTATGTGGCAGCTAAATGATGTTGTCCCTGACTATCCAAGAGTGCATAAGTTTCTTAACTACTGGCATGAAAACATAGAAGCCGTAATTGAAACGGTAGAGGTGTCACATGGGAGAACAAAAGAAGCTGCAGCCAGACAGCGAGTACAACGCTCTGGACCTAGACAATGATGGCGTAGTGAGCGATAACGAGCTAGCCGTGATGGAAGCTCTAGAAAAAAAAGAAAAGATGGAAGCGCAGAAGAAGATGGCTTGGGTGGCTATGGTATCCATGCTGGTTTTCACTGCGCTGGTGTTTCTACCTATCTTTCCCGATACACGGATCAAAGCACTTTCCGACCTGTTTGGGCTTTTCTACATTGGACAAGCAGGTGTGGTTGGAGCATACATGGGAATGACCGCATACATGAGTGCTAAGAAGTGATTAAAATCTACATACTAATAGTTGTGCTTGGATTAGTCGGTGGCGTAGTCTATGGAGGGTACTACTTCTACAAAGATACTCAGGAGCGCATACAGACCCTCACTGAGAACAATGCCAAGCTAGAGACTGCAAAGCAACTGCAGGATGATACTATCAACGCTATGATTGAGGATCGTCAGAAGTTTGAAGAACTGAACAACGATCTGCAGAAGAAACTACAGGCGGCTAACGATTATAGGGACACGCTAATAGGCAAGCTACGCAAGCACAATCTGTTAGTCCTTAGTCTAAAAAAGCCACAGCTTGTAGAGAAGAAGATAAACAATGGAACAAAGAAACTATTCGAATCCTTTGAAGCTATTTCTGGTGCTATTGCTCCTCCCCCTAGTGGCGACGGGGTGCAGCAGCTTCAGGAAAGTCCTGCCCCTAGAAGTAAAAACGATTGAGGTAGAAAGAAAGATTCCTGTACAGGCTAGACCAAAGAGCGTTAGCCTGAACGACATATATTTCTATGTGGTTACAGACAGGAACTTCGATACTTTTAAAGAGAAATTTGAAAAAGAAAATGGCGACTTAGTATTTTACGCTGTGAGTGTGCGGGACTACGAAACTCTCGCGCTCAACATGGCGGAACTAAAAAGATATATACAACAACAGCAAGAACTCATAGTCTACTATGAGAAAGCAATTAAACCAAAAGATAAAAAAGAGCCGCCTAAAAAATAAAGCTTTTTAAGTCTTCGTACTGTCTATCACTATAGTCTCGTAGGTATTCCACCAGCGAGACTATTTTTTTTGTGTTTTCAAAGTCTGGGTTCCATCCATCAAATGCCTCTTCTATATCCTTTTTTGATGGAGGCCCCTCAAAATCAATTGCTACGTTGCCGTCCTTCGTCAGAGACACTGACATCTTGTACAGCAGAGCGTCACGGTTAGTTGACATTATAACTCTCTAAGTCTTTTATTGGCAGATTATAACAGTCTGCTCTAAACACGAACCCATTACTATGGTCGCGTTCTCCTTTCTTATGCTCTGTAGCTTTAAGAAAAAAATCATGTTTGCTTACGTAGCCTAAGTACCATCCTACAGACAGATCATACTTTACTCGCACAAAGGCGTAACCGTCACAGTTCTGTTTAGTATTAAACTTAGCAACTGAACAGGAGTAGTGGGGTAGTGGGGGAGATGAAGTTCTCTTAGTCTTCACATCAACTCTTGTGCCGTCATCAAGAACAATATCGTAATCAAAGGTGTTTGATGCCTTACCACCCAGAACGCTTACGACTATCATCTCCCCAAGATATCCAGAATGAGAACCACTTCCACGCAGTATAGAGTTGTTTAACTCACCTAGCATGAAAGCTTTGTGATCCGCCTTTTGGCGCATCTCCTCAGTTATCTGGATTTCTTTTATCATCTACTATAATCTAAAGTTAACTCTTCACCTTCTTCTATTTCACATGTGGTAAAGAGATTGTATATCTGGCAGTCATCCCAATCATGTGACATGTTTAATTCACAGTTATGATCATCTGAATGATTTAAAAAGCCACCAATAGGAGTTCTTATAAGGCCGCTAAACATAGGGACTTTTATATGCGTCATACCTAAATCTACGCCTTTTTCTATATCTACAACTGCAAAGATACCAAGACCCTCTATCTCACTTTCTTTTATTGTTATCTCTTCAGGTAGAGGTTTATAGTAAAAAGGATTATAGACGGGTAACATACTGCACTAAGCCCCTATATCCACAACCTCACAGACTTCGCCTGTGCAGCTTAGTTCTTGAGAACCCGTTGTGGTGTCCTCTAGCTCAATTTCTTTCAGCCCTTCCCAATTAATCGCGTCAGGCATCTTCTCTACTAAGCTCTCATACTCTTCTTTAGTACAATCAGTGTACGGTGCCTGTTGATACGTGTGGTCCGAGTGAGGCAAGAACGATACACCAGAGATGTAATCAAAGTTTTTGTATACCCAATCACCGACCTCAAGCCACTCATGTTCTTTCACAGAAATAGTAATGGAGGGTTTGTGTTCGCACCAATTTTCTGCGTAGGTCTTCCACAACTCCAGATGCTGGATAGCTGTTAGGCTATCGCGAGTCAATGCACCCTTTGGTGAACGTACAGGAAAAGAGAAGACAGTCATGTTGTCTTCATTCCCGATGGCAGGTTCTGCTGGAATACCCGACTGTATCATAAACTGCGTCAGCGGGTCTTTGTTATCACCACGGACAGTACGAATGTAGTATTCGCTGTGACGGGGGTGAATGCCAGACGCACTATCAACTAATTGTGATACTGTGCCTGACGGCTTAACACATGTGATAGCCGCAGACTGACTTATACCAATTTTCTTAGCCAGCTTTTCATTTGTCTTAACAGCATTAGTCCTAAGACCAACAAGCAAATCTACAAGCCTTTCATTGTTTGTAGACAGCATCTCGTTATCAAGAATCCCTGTAAGGCTGACTCCCAGCAGTCTTTCTTCTTCCGTGTTCTGCTTCCAAATCTTTCTCAGATACTTGAAATCAGTAAGACAGGACTGATAGGTGCCAAGCTGCGTAGCCCACTCAACTTTCTTTGTAAGAGACGCTACGGTATCTTCCGCTCTAACAACTACTTCTGTGAGGTTGCAGAACTGGTAGGGGCGTAGAATGATTTCAGAGCAAGGGTTAGTTCCAAACTCATGATCAGGATCACGACGACCAATACTAGCCACTTTATTTTGTGCCGATTCACGATTAAAGATACCTCTCTCTCCAGACTTTGACTCATACAACGAGTACCACTCTTTCAGGAACGTGTTCATGTCAGGGCGCTCTGAGTAAACTGCAGAGTTATTTGCTAGCCCACGGTACGGGTAGTCCCTAAACCACTCGCCAGATTTAGCAACGCGCATTCTGTTTGAATTAAGATCAGACAGAGAGATTAGTGCTGACCTACGCACACCGCCTACAACAATTACACTGGCTATTTTGCACACAAGATCGTGACATTCTAGCGGCGATAGCTGCCTACCCGCAGCATTCTTAAACAAACCTACTGTGAATTTAAGAAGATCATCAAGGGGCGCTGGTCCAGACGATCTACCACCAAACGTCTTTAAACGCGCTCCAGCAGGGCGTAGACGCGATAAGTCCCATTTTGGCACCTGACCAGCGTAGAGACACGCAATCAACTCACGGAGGCCCCTAGCCCATCCTGCCTTGCTATCCTGTACAACGATGGTTGTTTCAGTCTCTTCAAAGTGTTCATTCACCGTTGGCAAGTTTCCGGTGTACTGCCTCTCTGCAGAAAAGCCTACACCAGTTCCGCACATGAGAACGTACAGTATCTCATCAAACGCACGGGGTGAATCTACAGGAATGTATGAGCAGTTGTAGCCAGCAGTGTTATCACGTTCTAGTGCTAACCCTGAAGTCATCAAAGCTCGCATAGAGGGCATCACCTGAAGGCTAAGAACAGCCTCTTCAAGTTCTTTTCTGTTAGGGATTGTGTGTCCATACTTGTCCTTCATGATGTAGTGCATGAAGTCAAAGTATCGTTCTACAGTCTCAGCCCAAGTTTCACGCCTATTCCCAAGCCAACGCGCATAGCGCGACAGATGAATAAACTCTTGGTAATCCGTTGGAAAGTAATTATTCTTCATTGGTTTTTTGTTCCTTAATCAATTTCTCTAGATACCACTGAGACTTCATCAAATCTTTTAGTGGCATTCCCTTGTGTTTGTATCGGCACACGTACTTGAGTATGTTGCCTTTAAGATATCCGCTAAACTCTTCCTCTGTAAGAGACTCTTTGATCATATCAATAGTCTCCATTCTGCCCTGTGTGTAGTGCTGTGGGCTGTTTACAGCGGCCAATAGCTCTGCTTTGTATTTCTTTTCGTCTGGCATCAGTTATCCTCGCTGAATTTTACCTTGATAATGTTATCGTACACATCTTCAACTACCAGCTTATTACTACTTTGTTCTTTCTGTTTTGATTTCTCAACTATCTGTTCCAAGGTAGCTTCATGCCCTAGCTGCATAAGGTAGTCGTAGTCTGTCTCAAGAAGACTAAGCATACCTTGCTGCAGAATATGCGCGGCAGATACATCCTTGGCGTCTGACGTATCATACGCACGGACGCTCACCTTGTCAAACCCTTGAGGATCAAAAACGATGTATAGCCTATCTTGGGCTAAAAAGAATGTCTCTTCTTCTATCCTATCTCGCATCTCATCGTCTATGAGATCATCTTCCGGCTCAAACGTAAATCCATCATCATTCATCAAACCACTCCACAGGTATCTTTTTATGCGCCCAATCAAATCCGTGACGCTCTGCCCAATCTGCATGGGTAGTCTTTGAACCCTTGTATATCTTTTTGTTGGCATTAGCGAAGAAGAACTTCACTTCAACGTCCGGGTTCTGTTTCTTAACAAGCAGATGCTTTACTCTATCCTGCTGTGTTAGTCGTCCTTTTACTTCTATGTACATGTCATTACGAGGTATGTAGAAGTCGGGTATGTATACTTTAGGGTCAGGCTGATACGGTATCTTATCAGGTTCAAACTCCCAACTAATGCCCATACGACTTATAGCAACAGCAACTTCTGACTCAAACTTTGATCTAAAGCGCATAATAATCAAACTTATTTTTACTGTCTGGATTAGTGTTGGCTATCTGTATGTAGCCCTCACTTAAATCTTTTTGTACATACTCAGGAGATATATCTCTTACAATTGAGAAGCTTCTAGAGGGAAGAACAACTAACCTGCCTTGCCTTAGATACGAACGTATGTCATCAAAGCAGCGCGACATTTTCCTAGAGCCCTCATAGTTAAACTCTTCTGCAGTCCACATACCATCTGAAGACATGTTCTTTCTATATATAACTGGAAGCTGCATGTCCTCATGTAGAGATTTTACTAGTAGAGCATCTACATGGCTGCTATCTCCTTTGTCTGTATCAAAGTATACGAAGGCAGCTTTTGGATTGAACAGTGTTTCAAACTCAGTGATAGTCTCTGTGATATACAGTGGCATCAGATTTCATCCTTTACATGCTTTGTGTACCATACTCTTGGTTTGGTGTTTGCTGTAGAAGTTGTCTTCTGTTTGTATGCGGCGTCAGGCCAACAGTGCCTCTTAAAGCCACAGTAAGAGCAGGTTCTATCCATTAGCCGGTTGCCTGTTCTTTTGAGAGTGCCTGTCTCTTTATCCTTGTAGGTTTCAGGCTCATCCGAAAAACAACGCTCAAACTTTTCATCGCCAAGAACACTGCGTATGTTTTTATCGGCTAATTGTAGGGCTGCTTCTCTGTCCTCGTCCTGCACCAGCGGTGTCTCACATACCGCCCACTCGCCTGTAGCTTTGTTGATGGCTATCCAGCCGCCGAAGGTAGAGCCAGCCGCCTCTGCATACAGGTAGCCCTGCGGCACGTAGCCAAACACATCATCCTTCTTAATGTTGTTGTAACCACGGTTAGCCGCGAACTTCATAGAGAACGCACCGGGAGCAGCACTCTTTATGTCATATATCTTATCATCTATTTTGACATCGTATGTGCCACGCAGTGTAGTGCCACCAATGTCTAGGCTAACAGCTTCCTGTTCGCTTTGTATATTTACACCTGCAGCTTTCATAACTGTAACTGCTATGGCCTCTATGATATCTCCAAACAGAAACTTCATGACCATTGTGTAGTCTACATCTTCTTCTACGTCATCTCTTGCGGATAACTTCTGCTGGCATAGAGGCTTGCCTACGCCAGACATACGCACTTTTGAACCACGCTTTTCACTGAACTGACGTTCGATAGCGGAGCCACACATCTCCTTAAATTCATCAATAAGGTGAGGGGGAAGACCTTCGCCTTCACCCCTCGACGCTTTTTCTAGGAAATGCTGTACTTTATGTAGCAGCATTGAGGTCATTAGCCAGCAACTTCCAACGAGTTTGCTACATCAAGATCATCCATAGCAAGCACGTTTTCCTTACGCTCGTTGTACTGTTTGAGTACACGCTCGTTCCACTTCTCAATGTCCTTCATGAAGGTATTGAGAGTTTCTACATCCTCATCCACAATCTTTACAGGCTGCGGCTTATCAAACACTGGGGTGTAGTACGTAATGCCTCCGTTCTTATGACGCTTGGTGGCAATGCTAACCTTCTGACCAAAGATGATTTTGTTGGAAGGTACTTCACGAATGTAGTTAGCCACGGGCATGAACGCAGAACCACGGACAGACCAGATGAATGGAGTGCCTTTGAGATCAACAGTCTCACCAGCAGTGTCCGTAGCATCCTTAGCGCCTGTGATAATACCGTACACCACCTGCGTACACTTGATGTTTTTCTGTCTAGCGAACTCAAGCGAGTTGGGTGGCAGAGCTTCAACTTCTTGCTTGCTCAATCTACCGCACTTGTTACCCCCACTTGTATCAGGAAAATCATCACTCAGAGATGAAGAGAGAACAGTCCTAATAGTTTCTTCAGGTTTGTCTTTTACATACATATCATAAGAGTACCAACGTACAAATATACGCACAGTGATCTCTTTAGCGTACACAGTGTTGTTGTCCAGACGAATGCGGAAGCTACCCTTCGGCAACGGCTCACCGTCATCGTCATCTGCCTGTTGTTCAATTGCTAGCCGGGGGAGTCCCTGCTGCACGTTTGAACGTGTTTCAGTCTGACCGACCATAGCTGCAAGTTTAGCCATGTTCTCTTCGTTCAGATCGTCCATCGTAATCATATCGCTCATATTTCTAGCTCCTCTAGATTAAGCCAATCAGTACCCATTTTGAGTTCTATCTCAA